ATCGTGTTGCTGGTTTGCGAGAGCGTGATGTTCGATCCGGCCATAAGCCCTATCGAACCGGATAGCGTGCTGAACGTAGCGCCTAGCGTGCCACCTCCGCTTGTGCTGGTAAGCATTGACACGATGTTATACCCATCGCCCCCGCCACCACCAGCAGGTACGCTCACGATCAAGCTGCTATTGCTCCACCCCACGCTAGCGATACCAGCGCCGCTTACGTTAAAGCTCGTGGCGTTTATCGTGCTGCTGCTCGATTGCCCCGTGGTGTTGCCCTGGACATACATCCCGAGTGTCTGATTGCTCTGCGCGGCAACGCTAGCACTCACCGTCAGACCAGAACTATTCATGGTCATTGACGCCGAGATGTTCGTCCCGCCGAAGCTGGTATTCGTGCCAGCAATGTTCCCGCTTGCCTGGGTCTGCACCGATTGCGCCGGTACCGAGAACCAGATCGTACTGTTGGACCCCGCCGCAGTGCTTTGTGAAGCGGTGATGTTCCCGCTGGCCGCAAACACGATAGTCCCACTACTTGCAGTACCCGTATTGCCTAGCGTCGTCCCGGTGTTGGATACGCCCATACCCACGCCGGGTTGTACACTCTGCGTAGCATTTATCCAGATAGTCGACTGGCCCGCTGCTGTAGACTGGCTGGCCGTGATCATGTTGCTACCGGCAAACACGATTGTCCCGCTAGCATTCGTACCGGTATTACCCGCTGTGTTGCCGGTGTTGCTGACGCCCAGGCCGTGGCCCGGCACCGTGCTCTGCGCCGGTACCGAGAACCAGATCGTACTGTTGGACCCCGCTGCGGTGCTTTGCGAAGCCGTGATGTTGCCTGACGCAGCAAACACAATGGTACCGCTCGAAGCTGTACCCGTATTTCCCAGAGTGGTACCGGTGTTACTAACACCTATAGCGGCTCCGCCACCACCGCCTGCCGGTGCGCTTATCACCAGAGAACTGTTCGACCAACCCACGCTGATGTTGCCAGACCCCACAACCGACAGGCTACGAGCATCATACGTGCTGCTGCTCGACTGACCCATGGTCTGGGAAGAAGCGTAGATGCCGAGAGTCTGGTTGGTCTGCGTCGGTACCGTGTAGCTAGCAGTGACGACACTGCTGTTGGACATCCCGAAGCTGATGCCGTTGGAATTGCTGAATACTATGGTGCCGCTGGTGCCGGTCTGCGTTCCAGCCGCTATACCGCCCGGGGCTGTGGACTGGCTGTAGCTGGCAGAGAATACGAACCCTTGACCGGTCGTGCTGCTGATGCTGACGTTGTAGCTATTGACAAACTGGATCGACCCACTGGTGTAGGTGGTACCGCCACCGGCAATGCTGCTGATCCCGGTCTGCGCCCCGCCCACCGTTGGGCCGCTGATCCACAGCGTGTTGGGGCCACCAGCAGCCGTAGACTCGCTCACCGTGACGTTATTTGTTCCGGCAAACACCCAGTCAACGCCGGTGCTGATGCCGGTATTGCCCGCCGTATTGCCGGTGTTGCTTGCACCCAGGCCCTTAATGGCGCTCTGGTTGGTTTGCGTTGTACCTGAGATGACCAACGAACTGTTCGACCAGCCAACTGAAATGGCACCGGACCCCACCACGGACAAACTGCGGGCGTCATACGTGCTACTGGAGGACTGCCCCATCGTCTGCGACGAAGCATAAATACCCAGAGTCTGGTTGCTCTGCGTAGGTACCGTGTAGGAGGCTACAACAGATCCGTTGCTAGTATAGAAGCTGGCACCGTTCAGGTTACCGAAAGTAACGGTACTGTACGCGAAACTGCCGTTGCTGCCGCTGATAGCTACCGGCTGTACACTCTGTGCAGGAACACTGAACCAGATGGTGCTGTTGGACCCGGCGGCTGTCGACTGGCTGGCTGTGATGTTTCCACTAGCTGCAAATACGATAGTACCACTAGAGGCTGTACCAGTATTACCCAGAGTGGTACCGGTGTTGGAAACACCAAGGCCCATGCCCGGCTGTACCGTCTGTGCCGGGAAGGACGCCGACGCTACCACCTGCGTGCTGCCGTTCATCGTGAACGACACGTTGTTGCTATTCGAGAAGACAATAGTGCCAGACGTCGCGGTCTGCGTACCAGCGGCGATTGCCCCGGGTGCGGTGGACTGGCTGTAACTAAACGACGCCGTCACTACGCTGCTGTTAGACATCCCGAAGGTAACATTGTTACTGTTCGAGAACACCACAGTGCCGGTGTTGTCAGACTGCGTGCCTGCACTGATAGCAGCACCGCCTCCACCGCCCGCCGTGGGTCCGTAGATGATGATGCTATTGGAGGTCTGCGACAGGGTGATGTTGGACCCGGCGTACAACCCGAGACTGTCAGAAATACTGCTGAATGTTTGCCCACCAGTACCGCCACCATAGGTGCTGGTACCCATGCTGACAATGTTTACCCCGTCGCCCGCCCCGCCCCCGGACGGAACACTGACGATCAGCGTGCCACCCGACATACCAACGGACGCGATACCAGCGCCGCTGATCTGAATGCTGCGGGCGTCCATGGTGCTGCTGGAGGACTGGCCGGTGGTGTTACCGTACTGGTACCATCCCTCGGTCTGGTTGCTCTGCGAAGGCGGTACCGTATAGGACATCACTACGGAGCCGTTGCTGGTATAGAAGCTAGCCCCGTTGGAGTTGCCCAACGACAGCGTAGAGAACACGAACGACCCGTTGGATCCGCTGACTGCTACGGGTTGCACCGTCTGAGCCGGGAAAGACGCACTAGCGGTTAAGGTACTGCCAGCGATACCAAAAGTGATGTTGTTGGCGTTACTGAATGACAGCGACGTCTGCACAGGAACATTAGGGCCGCTAATAGTCACCGTGCTGCCGTTCTGCGACAACGTGATGTTGTTGCCACCGAAGAACTGAACGTCCGTACCAGACAGCGAGCTATTACCGGCGTAGTTACCACCGATGTTCAGGAACTGGATGTGCTGGCTATTCCAATCCGACGGGCGGACAATGTCGGTAGCGTTGGCAGTAACGGTGTTGCCACCGGAGTCAAATACCGTGACTGTCCCGGTGAAATCCGCTATGGTCAGCGTCTTGATGTGACTGACGGACATGGCTATTCGTTCCCGTCGTCAATCGTGTCGATGACTACTTTCCCGCCTTTTTTATCCTTGGTAAGCGTGCGTTTACGGGGCGCTCTGACCGTCTTCTCCAGATTCTGCACCGCGCTGATGACGGCTTGGTGCCCGGCACCACTGGCCTGCGCGGCCTTGGCTACCGTCTGGAGATCCTGCTTATGCTGTCCCAGGGCGTTGGCTACCGTGGACGCAATGGTGGTGGCAAGTTGCTTGTTGGCCTCGGACTGCGACGCCGACATGTCTTGGATATACTTACCAAGCTGCGCCAGCGCAATGGCGATGGTCTTGGCGGTCTCCGCCGCGCCGTCCTTGGGCGGGTTAAGCTGGTGCGCCCGCTGGGTGTAGCTGATGTTCTTGACCAAGTCCTGTAGGGCCTTGGTGTGCTCGGGATCCATCTGCACCACGGCTGGCTTGGCGGGCTCCTTGGTGGCTTCCGTAGCAGCTTTCTCTTTCTCCTTCTTCTCTTCCGCCTCGCGCTGCTGTCGCAGGTTCTCGGTCTCCCGCACATGCTCTAGGTGAGTAGACAGGATGTTGTGCAGGTGGTCGAGCTTGTCGGCATGTACCTTGGTCTGCTGGTCGACGTGGGACTGGATCTGCGTGGTGACCACCTTGGTATGGGCCTCCAACTCGGCTTTCTGCGCTTCCTGGGCCAGTTTAAGACGCTCTCGTTGGTCTTTGGCCTGCTGCTCGATCTGCTCCCGGCTATCCTTCTGCTGCTGCACCAGACCCTCCAGCAACTGGCCGTGCTTGAGCTTATCGTCGTCTGCCTTGGTCTGCGCGGCAAGTTGCTGCTGCTGCATCTTCTGGTTGAACTCGAACTCCTTGTCCTTGCGCTGCAACTCAGCCTGATCGTATGCCTTCTTGCGCTCGACGTCGGCCATAGCGACCTGGGACTGCGGATCCAGCGGCGGCTTCTGCTGCGAGGACGCCTGTTGCGCCAGTTGCTGCGCCTTCTGGAGCATGGGTTGGATCTTCTGCATGTGCTGCGCCAGAAGCTGGTCGGAGTGCTGTACCACCACGGCGTAGGCGTCGTCCTCGCTCTCTGAGGGCATGCCCAGGGCCTTTCCGGTCATCTTGGCAGCTTCCATGTGCTTGGCGTAGTACATCACGATATGCTGGAACACGTGGTCCATGATGGGACCGATCAGCTTGGGGCCCACTGCCGGGTTAGCACCGAAGAGCGGCGACGTGGCAAACGACAGGTGCACCTGTATGTGTGCCATGTGGTCCTGCTGGGCGAACGCCTTGATGGGCTGCTCTTGCAGTGCCACCATCAAGTTCTCGCTCACCGGATTCAGATCCTCAGCGTGCGGCTTGATGTTGAGCAGTTCTTCCCGATTGGGAACACCCATGAGTTGCAGCGCACGGTCCAGCACCTGATCGGGCTTGAACATGGGCAGGAACAGCGGGTTGTTCATCAACCCGATCACTGCCTGCATCTGCGCGTACCGCTGCGTCTCCGAGAATATGTTGGGGTCGGAGACCGGGATGACGTCCATCGGCCCCTCGAAATCCTCGCGGGACACGACCAAGTCGCCCAGATCCTCCACGACCTCCTTGTCGGACAGGAACCAGCGGTTCAGGCGGTGCAGTACCTCCAACTCGCGCATCTGCGAGTCGTGCAGTCGCGCGTGGATCTGCGAGAAGGTGATGGAGCCCTGCTCGATGAGCGCCAGCGCGGTGCCCATCGGCATGTCGTTCTTGGACTCGCCGATCTTCTCGTCGGCCACCGCCACCACGCCCTTGGCCTGCTCGACCAGCCACTGCGTGACTTGGAACAGCACCGGGGGCATCTGGTTGATCGGGGCGAACATCGCCATCTTGCGGATGTCGTCCTGACCGGAAGTGACGCCACTGTCTAGCTCTGTGAACTCCGTTGGGTTGGCACTAACTGACGTTCCGCTTCCTCGATTGCCCTTAAGGCGTAGTCCACCCATTTTCGTTTGGGCAAGGGCGTTGTCGAGAATAGCTCTAATTGAACCGGTGATTGCTCCACTAAGGCTTCCAATGATATGGGGGAGTCCGAGACCGTAGATTCCTCGCCAGGGAATGAAGACGGATTCGATGAGCCAGTGGAGTCGTTCTTGTTCTTCATCGCTCTCGTCCCAATTGCGGTACAACGCAAGCACCTTACCGGAGGACTCATCGATGTGCATGATGTACGGTGCGACACCGTTGGCCTTGTCGTCCTCTTCAAAGTCGTCGTAGAACGACACCTCGTACACGCTGCGTGTGCCGTCCTGATTCAACCCGCTGTCTTCCTTACCCTCTACCTTGGCGGTAGCGATCTCGGACTTGCTCTCATCGACCGTGGCCGGGGCACCGATCAGGTTGATGTCGCGGTAGAACCCGCTGTCGACACGCGAGTCGAACTTAGCCTGCGTGATCTTCTGCCAGTGCGTGATGCGCTCCGCCGTGTAGAACGACGTGGCAGCGAAGGGCAGGAACACGTTGTCGATGGGTACGAACTCCATGCATGGACGCTTGAGGTCGTGGTCGTACCACCACTTCTTGTACTGCGAGCCGCCCATCGGAAGCTGCGTGAGCATCTTCTCGGTCTCGGGCTTGTACTCTTGGATCTTCTTGGTCAACTGCCAGTTCATAAACTGGCGCTTGCGCTCGGCCTTGTCCACCTTGGCAGGTGTGGCCTTGCCCATGATTTTAGTCCGCACCGGGCCTGCTGGCGGACATAGTTCCTTCATAGCCCGAGCACTGAAGTCGATACACCCCTCGATCAGGACCGGGTGTACTACCCTGCTGGCTCCGGCAAAACTTGCCCCTCCGGGGGCCTCGTTGCCAAGGCCGGTGCGTTTGATGCCCTCCTCGTACTGCTCATCGCGCTTCTCGCGTGCCAGCTTGTCCTGCTCGATCAAGTCGAGCAACTCGGACGCCTTGGACAACAGTACGTTCTCGGGAATTAGTTCTTCGGCCAGATTCTCGTAGAAGTCCTTGGAGACTGGCTTGCCTTTCTCCCCGGCGATCTTAACAGTCGCCGACCCGTCCTCATTCTCCTCTACGTCTACGTCACCCGGGTTGGGCGACGAATCAGAGTCGTCGGGGGTTGTTGCGGTATTGTCGTCGCTCACTTGATTACCGTCCGCATCGAACGGTGTCTCTTGCTCGTCGTCATCGTTGGGAAGCATCGCAGCCATTATTGCCCACCGTTCTTCCATCTGGACAGAATGTCGGGAATGTCTTGGAACCGGATGTCGGATCCGGCATGGTTGACTTCTATGGCACCGTCGGGGTGCTGCGTGACGTGCATGTGGCTCTCCGTGGGGATGCCGCTGTGCAACTCGGCGGGTAGTGCCTCACCGCTGGAGTGGACCACGAAGTGGCTCGGCCCAGACGCGCGTGGTGAGAACCGGCTGATCAAGTCCTCCAGAACCTGCGGCAACTTAAGCGTGCTCGCAGCGGCTCCGACCTTGACGCCCTGCTTCAGCGGCACACCAACCCCGAGCGCAGCCCCACCGGCCTGTGTGCCGAGCATGTTGCCCGCCATGTAGTCACCGATGTGGTCCGTGTGGTACACCGGCATGTGGCTCTGCACCTCAGCCGACGTGGGCAGCGGGTTGTACTTCTGGTAGTCCTTGGGCAGCAGGGAGTGCGCGATGTCACCGGGGGATCCCAGGAAACCGGAGGCCAGACCCTTAGCCATGCCAACCGACGCGTCGGGCGACGGGTACTCGCTGGCGATGGACGGCATGTCGGTGCGCGGGTCGGGGTCGCCCTTGCCGTACTGATTCACGATGTCGGCCAACGTGCCGAAGCCCTCCGGTGGATCCATCTTGGATGCGAACTGCGCACTGCCGCCGTCCGCGAACGGGCGAGCATGCGCGCCCCAACGTGGGCGGAACGCGGCACCTGCAATCATGCCCCTGCCGTGACCACCCATGACGGTTGGGGATGGTAGGCGCATCTGGGTATTGCCTGCGAAGAGCGACTCGTTACCGGCAGAACCACCGGCGGCGAACTTCTTGGTGGCCTTGTCCGCTGCGGCAAAATCCTTGCCTACAGAGACGGGGATGCCTGCCTTCTTAGCGAACTCCGGGTTGTGTGCAACCGCGAGCATGAGATGGTGCTGGGCTTTGGAGACGCTAGGCATTGTTGTTAATCCGCAACACAATGCAGCGACGGTGTCGCTGACGTCGCCATTATACCACGATTACGCGAGGTACGGGTTGTAGTCCCGCTTGTCGTTGCGGTAGTCCCGGTCCTCGGGAAACTCCAGCGGGACCTCGGGTAGGGACAGCAGGCCGCTGTCGCGCAGGAAGATAGCCGCTTGGCTGAAGGTGTCGACGTAGTCGTCGTGGTCACCTGCCGGGAATAACCCTAGCTGCTTGAGGAAGGGGCGGATCCACGTGATGGGTCTGCCGGGCTCCTTAGACGACTCCAGCACCCAGAAGTTCCCCATCTCCAGCAGCGGGGTCGCCTGGACCGCCCGGCTGAACTTGTCGGCCTTGCCGGGGTTGTAGGCCCGGGCCCCGACGTTGGCACGCCGCAGGTCGTCAATCAGGCTGATCCCCGAGCCCTTCTGCTCCACGATGACCACATCCACCCCCCTGGGCGGGTGTAGGGGCTCTGAGAGCTTGTTTCTGGTCCGCCCGCCATACTTGGCCTGCCAGTCGTCTATGACGCGCTTGCGAAGCTCTGGATAGGCCATGTGGTCATCCCAGGCGTCTAGGATCAGCACGTGGCGTCGCTTGTCCTTCTCGAAGACCCCGTATACCGTGCAGCATGTCGGGTCGTTCTGGGTGTTCTCGGTGTAAGCGGTGTCGTAGGACTGCAACACGAACACGAGGTCGGGCAGCGGATCCTTAGCAGGCCATAAGCGGAAGTGGTCGGTCTTGATGACGCCTCCGCCTGCCGGGGCTGGGCGCTGCTGGAGTTGTCCGGCGGTACCGTACTCACCCAGATTCTCCTCCAGGGTGTCCACCATCTTCTCGGGGAATAGCTCGGGCCACAGAAGCTCGTCGGCCTTGGTACGTGGGTCGCGGAAGCCTAGGACGGTGGTCCCCATGCGCTCGGGCTCGAACCGCATCGGCAGGCACAGGTGGGTCCACTCGGTGCGGAAGTCCAGCTTGGACTCTATGTGGCCCGACAAGTCCTTCTCGTGCAGGCGCTGCATGATCACGACGGTCTTGGAGTTGCGGGAAGCTCCCCGGGTGGAGAGCGTCATGTCGAACCAGTCGATGGCACCCTGCCGCTCGACCTCGGATTGGGCCTCCTTGGCGTTGTGCGGGTCGTCCACGATCTTGTAGTCGGGGTGCTCCCCCGTCGCTCGGCCACCAACCGAGGTGGAGAGCCGCCACCCGCCCGCCGTAAGCTCGTACTTGGTCTTCTGGTTCTGGCCTTCCTTGAGTCGGACCTTCTTGCCCCATAAGTTGGCGTACCAGTCGGATTCGATCAGGGTGCGGGTCTTGACGGCGTCCCGGGTGGAGAGCCCCGCTTCGTACGAAGCGGACAGAAACCGGGATTCCGGGTTCATTGTCCATACCCACGCGGGCCAGAAAACCGCCGTAATGAGCGATTTCATGCAGCCCGGAGGGATGTTGATCAGTAAATTCTTGATTTCGCCCCTGGTAACGGCTTCCAAGTGCTCGCAGATGGCATCGATGTGCCAATTGTGACGGTAATCGTTGCTTCCCTCGATGTACGGCCACGCCGCGCGGACAAAATCCTTCAGCCGGGCGTATTTTTGCTTCTCACGCGCCTCGTTGAGCCTTTTTTGAAGCTCCAAGGCGTTTGTGCCCTGCAAATTGATCATTTCTTGAACTCATCGTACCAATTGTCGGGCTCTTTTTCGCTTTCCAGCGGCGGTAGCTTGTGTTTATACACGGCAGCGGGCACCGACAGGTGTATGGTGGTCGGCCACCGCATATCCAAGTCTATGCTCACCGTCTCACCACCCCGTAACGTGATCTTGGAGCCCGTGTGGGTCTGTTCTACGACAGCCTCAGCGTCCAAGCTCGGCAGACTTATCCTCACCAGCGTCATTCTTCCCCCGAATCCACTTGACCATGGTGTCCACACTGCGGTGGAGATCGCCAATAGTACCACGATTGATCAGGGAATAGTCTGCCGCGATGGTGCTGTAGTGCGACTCGGACGCGTGCGTGTCCTCCTGCGCCTCCTTGTCGTTCTTACCGTAGATGCGAACGATGGTGCCGCCGAGCATCTTGACCGCCTCGGCCTCGTTGGGGAACCGCATGTCGTCGTTGACCACGCCGAACCCGGCGTGCAGGGTCTTACGCACGCGGCTGACCCACAAGTTGATCCAGAAGTCCTTGCTGATGCACTCCCGGCCCCACTCGGTGCCCAGGGTCTGCATGGCCCAGCGCGGGGTGTGGCCCATGAGGATACCGCAGGGCTCCTCCTTGAGGTCGCCCTCGATCTCGCGCTCGTTCAGACCGAGCGCACGGAGCATGTCCTTGAGCCCGTCAGCGAACTTGAGCGACTTGAACCCGTAGGCGGAGGACAGGAACTTGGACGCCGTGGTCTTGCCGCAGCCCTTGAACCCGGTGAACACCACCAGCGGGGGCACGTCGAACGTCGGGTGCGTGGGCAGGTCCACGGTGTGGAACAGTGAGCCGTACTCCATGCCGATGCCGTGACGGTCCTCGAAGTCCTTCTTCAGATAGCTATCCAAATTGCACCCCCCGCAGCCCGAGGGCCGCAACGATCTTGCCTTGGATGGATCTACGCCCGGCCATGAAGCCGGTCTTGTGCTGCGTCACCACGAACTGGTACAGGCGGTCCACCGCCGTGCCGTTGGGATCCTCGTCGTGCTTGCGCGGCCCGTCGATCATACGTTGTATCACGGCGCGCAGGGTGGCCTCGTCGGACCAGTTCTGCGCGGCACGCCACTCGTCGTCCAGAAACATTCCGCTCATGCTACCACCGGGCGCAGAAGCTCCCGCCTTTCCTTGGTTGTCGTGTGACTGATAGGACTGCGAGACCACGTACCGCACTCCTGACACTGGAACCGTTTGTAGCTGTTCACTAACGTAACAGCATTCCCACGCGCCTGCATCCGGGTTGAACCGCAGTTTGGACAGCAATGTCCCTGGCTTGAGTATATACCATGGTTCGGATGCTGGCGGATCCAGGGCAGCAGCTTTTTGTAAAGGGCCTCCGTCAGTCTCACATCCTGCCGATTGTACTTGAGCATCGTAGCCCACGCCTTGGGGTTGTCTTGCATCACCTCGACCCATAACTCATGCCCCTTGTGATGTGTCTTCTCGCCGATGCCGAGTTGCTGGGCAAGGAAGGCGAGCTTGTTGGATGGGAACTTGAACTGCGAGCGTGCGACCAGCAGCAGGTCGACGTGCTTGAACGGGCTCGGTGGCGGCATACCGGCCAGCAGGAACTCCTTGTACAGTACGGGAATGTCGAACCGCTTGCCGTTGAAGTGGATCACGCCGTCGGCTTCGTCAAGAAGCTCGTGCACCTTCTTGAGCATCTTCTTCTTGCCGTCTACGAACAGGGAGCCGGTATGGATCTCCTTGTCGCCGAACCACTTGGCACTCCAGCAAAGCACGCCGCCCGTATCACGAATCTGATTGAGTTGTACGTTCTGTTGCCATAAACCCCACACATGGGCCGTGATGGGGGAGGACTCGATATCCAAGAGAAGCAGCTTCATACTACCCCTTTGAAAACTATCACGAATCGGAGTATACCACGTTATTCCAACGTGGGTTGTTCCTTTTTCTTGCGCGTCGGCTTGGGTGCCTGGAGCCACGCGATGAACTCGGGGTTGTCTCGTATTAGAGACAGCATGGACCGGGCCAAGGAGTCGATCTGGGTTTCCTTGAGGGAGAGACCAGCGTGGTCCTCGATGAAGTGGGACACCTCGTGCAGGGCCACGAAGCGCAATGTGTCGTGCTTCTTGACCGAGGTGCAAATCTCAATGGTGGCCTCGTCCTTGGAGGCTAGGCCGTTGCACTTCTCGCCGTCGTCCGCCTTCAAGTCATCGACGCGCAGTATCTGGATGTCGACGGCGTTGAGGGTGATTTCCTCGGGTAGTGTTGGGTTAATGGAGGACACGAGGCTGGCCCCCGGTCAAGTCAAGGCGTGCTAGGTGCAGAACCCAACGACGAAGAGCTACGCGGTCTTCCCGCGAGAGCGGCTCCTCGTCCTTCGTGTCCTGGCGATAGCACATCTCGAAGAACTCCATGTTCTTGCGAAGCGCGGGGCGCAGATGGAAGAAGTTCATCGGTCCTCCGCCTGATCAACAATGCGGGAGTGCTTGTCTAGCAACTCCCGCAGGGTTTTATCGTCAATGCAATCGGGGTAGTCGTCGTCGCTGTCGTAGTCGTCCCACTCATCCGGGCGAGGCCGCTTGGACAGGGCTTTCATGGCTACTTCTGCATACTACCCGGACGGTGGTAGCCGCTCTTACTTGCCATCCTTCCGTAGTCGGCGAGGCGTCTTTCCAGGCGCTTTTGCTGCTTTCGGTTTGGTGGCCCTTTTCGGGCGGCTCCGGCTACTGGTCCCATCGGTCGTTACAGCTTCTTGACTGCGTCCGACACTGCCGTCACCGCTGCCGCATTGGCATTGGTCACTGCATTCGGATTCTTCCGGCCCACAAAAAACCCGCCCAGGAATCCCACGAGAAACGCGCCGACTACGAATAGAATCTGGTCCATTGATGTTCTCCTGTTGTGCCGCATGTGCGATGCGGACGAGTAAGTATAGCAGAAATCCCGTACCACCCACCATCGTGAGGAAGGCGACGGTTTCCATTATACGCCGGTCAAGCCCTGCTGCACCGCCCACATCGTCACGGACCCGGTGCCAGCGGTCTGGGTGAGGCGGATGGCGCGCGGAATGTTGGTCACCGTGGTGTTGACAGATGCCGACCCGCTCGCCACCACCTGCCCGTCCACGTCGGGCGTGGGGTTGTTCCACACGTCGTCGTTGGTGAAGTCCACCTGAAAGGTCACCGTGCCGGTGACGTCGCAGTTGAGGGTCAGCACAGAGGCCGTGGCGTAGATGTCCAACGGTATCCACGCAGAGGAGGCCACGACGTTGGACAAAGTGACTGGAGCAAGAGGGCGCATGGCGGTCCTTAGTTCAGGGTTTTAAGTACAGGGGCCGTAGCGGCCTTGTCCAACAGGGCTTGGATCTGGTCAAGCTCTTCCGGCTTCAAAGCACTGAGATCAACATCCGAGAGGTTGGTCTGGTTGGCTACCATCAGCGTGCTCGGCACCTTCTTGTGGAAGAACGCGATCAGGGTGTTGGCGGCTTTCATCCGGCAGTCCATGGTCTGGTTCTTGTCGTTCATCACCGTGAACATGAACTCGATGATCCCCTGCTTGCCGTACTTGCCGGTCTCCGGGTCGTAGGACTCATCGATCATGCGGCGCAGCGCCGCGAGTTGGGCCTGGATGTAGGGATCCGTCTCGCGCCGGGGCTCGGGTATGGCCGCGAGGTCCGCATCGGCACTGCCGTCGATCATGGCCCTCACCTGGGCGCGATAAGCGTCCTTAGCCTCCTGGGAGGCGTTCGGGCCCGGGGGTTTGAGTTTAGCCATGCGGACATTATACCATGAAGGCGGGTGGCAGGCACATTGGGCGTTTGTGCTCTGGGTCCGGCGATTTCCTACAGACTCTTACTGTCCAGCGAACACCTACACGAACTAGGCATCTTCTGCCACCCTATAGCTGGTAGCGGGGGTCGGAGTCGAACCGACGATCTCTAGCTTATGAGGCTAGCGGATTGCCACTTTCCCACCCCGCGATGGCGAAAGTATAACACGATTGACATAATAGGGGCTAAAACATCAAAATAATTCCACTAGACGTATACGTGTCGTTCAAAAGCCGAAACGTGTTCACGTTACGTGAACGTGTCGCCGGGGCGAACATGTGGGCCCCTAGCGGGGTGCGGATGGTACCTTATGGAACCTTAATGTTCCACGTGAAACACTACCCCCACCCCCGGGGTGTATGGGGCCCCCTTAAGTGCTGGGGATAAAGGGGTGCATGGTACCTAGCCATTGCTAGGAACTCGGCCCTGGCCTCCAACGACTCAGCACAATGTTGCAGTGCACAACGCACTTTGTGCAGTGCAGCAGGAACGCTGTCAATACCGCATACACGGTACGCGCGCTGGCACGATTCTTGAACCATGCCAACATAGCACAGAGCACGTACCACGTACGCGTGACCCTCCCTGGTATGGTTCTTGAACCGTGCCAACCTAGCGCGGCGCGCTCGAATACCTGAGCGTTGCACTCTGGCATAGATCAAGAACCATGCCAACATCGCACGGCATACCGCGAGCACGGTACTGCGCCCGCGTGGCACGATTCAAGATCCGTGCCAGCGGCGCGCCGCGCGTTGTACCGTGTACACGGTACGCTGCGCGCGGAACTTTTCCCGAGTTCCGCTGATTTACATCTCGTTACAATTTCGCGCGACGCGTTTTGTGCATTGCAACAAATAGCCCTGCGGCTTGCGTATAGCCTCACAGTGCGTTGTTACAATTGCCCCATACCAGCATATAGGCGCGACGCTGCCACGATCCTGGGGCGATCTGGTGCGTTTTAGAGGCTGTGGATAACTTCGTGTTGCGGTGCAGCAAATACGTGGTTTGTGCATTGCAACAAAGTGCGTTGCGCCTTGTCTGGCGAGCGCCAGCGGTGCGTGCGGTATGTTAGAAACGCGTTTTCTTAGAGGGCAATATAATGGGCTATCCTTGAGTAGCTATAGTGTATATATAAACATACATATTTATCTATATAGATATAACATCCTACCGTCTCGCCGCTTCGCTCGTAACTCTATGTTTTTATTGCGCACCACTGCGGTTGATTCGGTACGCTTTCCGCACATACCATGGCGACCCCGGGTAGGATGCGTTTGTGCAGTGCACAAATTTCATAAGTGAGTGCTAACCAATATTTTCACAATGTGCAACGAGCGGGTACCTTACTGTATGTTATAATGCGCATCCTACCGAACCGCAAAAAAGGGGTCAAAATGGCACTAACTAAAGAGCAACTATCGTTTGTCGCAAACGAGATTGATTCTCAACGCGCAGCGTCTGGCCTACCGCCAATCGTCCGCGATTCCGAGGGTAAACCCATATCCCTGGAAAGACTTAAGGAAACAAAAAAACCGGCGCGCGTATCCAAAGCGACTAGCATTTACATATCGTCAGAATTGCGAGACTTTGCGCGCGACCTTGGAAAGGGTAACGTATCGGACGGCATCAAAAAAGCCTTAACTTTCTGTAAGGGTTTTTCGGATCAACTAGGCAAATGATCATCCATTCGGATTAGCGCATTTATGGTATATTTTCCACTATGGGTCTCGGGTACTCCACGGCGGACGAACTGGAAAGCAAGCTGGCACAACTGCGCGAAGCGAACCGCTCCGCCTGATGATTCC